TCGATGTCAGTCTCTTTAGGTTCTTTATCTAAGTGTCCGTACTTTAATATGAGTAGTGGCAAGAGATCAGCTAATCGGATGATGCAGGCATACTCCGCTGCATCTTCTCCCTGCCCATTTAGCCGTATGACTCCGAATCCCAATTCCCCCGAAATGGATGTCCGAGCCTTTAATTGCTTTATGTACGCAAGCGGTTGAAATCCAGCGCGGGCTTTGACTTCAACATCAAACGGTACATTGACAATATCCTTGCCACTACCCCTTCCCACACATGCGCCCTGCCACTGAGTCGATAGGTACTCAGCTACAACTCGCTCTGTGCGAAAACCTCTGTGCTTTCTTTGCTGACTAATGATTCATCCCAGCCATGTAGCCCATTGCAATGCCGCCAATGAATAGAGCTAATGTCAAAATCATGAGTAGCGTTTCCTTATCCATTGACAGTCTTACACTTTCCACATTGCCAAGTCGCTGAAGGTTTAATCAAGCCGTCCTGAGCTACTGTGAATGTTAGATCGTGAATCATGGTAGGTGCATTACATAACTGGCAAGGTATCTCATTGAACAGTGGAACATCCTCAAGATTGACCCAGCCATAAGGTGTATGAACTTCTATGTATCCCATTATACCCTCGCCTTTTGTGGTTCCCATTTGCCCGAACTACTTAGGTTATACCAATGCGTTGGACACTTATCCATCCCACCACTTTGACCCTTGGTGGCACAGAAGAACCCAGCCCAATCTTTACCAGTCTTAGCAGAATGGCCAGTACGCCATTCCATGTGGCCATGATTGCAACTAGGTGCATCCATAGCTTCTGCCGTTCCCAGAATCTCTGTCACTGTTGCCATGGCTGCGTCCAGTGTTACTGGTGCAAGTGTGGTCTTGACAGATGCGCCAATCGGTGTAGTCCAGTAATCTACATCGCCTTCTTTAATGTCCTGTGGTGCAGGCTTCTGTTGATCCTTAATTACTTTAAGCGCAGGATGATTAGGCGCAACCTTGCTCATTTCTTCTCTGCTAGGACGCTTTCCTTTAGGAGCATAACCCGCATTTGCAAGTGCTCTGCCAATAGCAGATGTCTCGCAATTCTCCAATGCAGAAGTTTGATTGACCCCGCGAGTGCTAACTGTTTCTTCCGCGTACCCTGTCGCCCATGCGATGCTATCTTGGCTAGTCTTATAGAGATATGCCTTAACAATATATCTACTAGCTTCCACAACTTCCAACTCAGTGCTAATACGAAAATCTGGATAGTCCTTAATAAACTTTTCAAGTCTCACCTCTACTGGTTCGTAATCGGCTAAATTAAACATAGAGTGCATTCTCCTCTGTCTTGAGTTGTCCAGCGATTGCTAGATAACTGGCTCCATCAATCCATGAATCGACTCTTGATCCATCTTCGATTGTCCTTGCGATTTTGACCAGCGATAAGATAACTGCGACTTGGTAATCTTCCACTGGCATTTCAAGGTAGGCACTGACAAGTCGTGCTGCTCGTGCCATATTGTCACTTGGGTGACCGTAAGCGAGTCCTCTGTCTTTGTATAGATCAGTGGCAGAACTAAGTATCTCTGCATGTTTCATTCTGACCAGAACTCCGAGCGATTCACAGCTCTGCCTTTATGCCATCCATCGCGATGGCCACGATCATAGGCTTCTTTGTATGATTGTAACGCCCATATGATAAAGCTAATACCTGCCCCAATAAGGCATATAATAAGCAGCTTGTCATTGTTGGTCATTATGCACCCACCTTCTCGGTGCAGTGTTCGCACCGACCAAGAAAGTCACCCTTATTGTTTTTAGGCGGCATGTTGCAGACAACGCAACCTGCAACATAAACCTTAGTACCGGATTCTAGTGTTTTGATAAATAGTGAAGCTGTAGTCATTTTTGTACCTATCTGTGCCAATGCCCTCGATTGGCTACAGGATTAGTGTTGCACAATGCCCAGACTAATCAAGCACATTTTGATAACGATATGGTAACGAATCTGCCTCATCAATCATCGTGTCAATGGTGCGTACTACATCAAGCGTAAAGTCGTCCATATAAGGTAAATGACCCATCCTTGTTTATAGGCACTAGCATCGGGCTAACGCGGTCTCCATGTGTCTCAATGACTGCCACGCTCATCTGCCAATTAGCACTCCCAGCCTTGAGATAAGAGGCTTTCTTCTTGTCCATGACATTTCCTGCCTCTAAGCCCCAAAGAGTCCTGTATGAGGCTCCTATGCCCTCTGTGAAGGCACTAATGCCTGCCCTGTGAGTGTGACCACAGACGACAGACTTGCCAAACTTCTTAGCCAACCCTAGAGCTGTAAGTCCGGCATTGCTATTCATTGATCCTTCATCCCCATGGACTAAGACCCATCCCTTATGAAACTCGAATGGTCTTTTATGGAAGCGGATTCCGAGTCCAGCGAAGTCCATAAACTTTGCGTATTCCAGTTCTGGTAATCCGATGAGGCTAGGTGCGCGTAATAGTGTGTGGTATAGGCGGTCTGTGTGATTGCTCCGAGTGACATCTGTTGTGCCGAGTTCATAGAGAATATCCTGCGCAAGGCTTCTGTCAGCATCTAGCGTACCTTCCCATTCCAACTTAGTACCTTGCGCCCAGCGAGACTGGCTCTGCATATCTAGCTCATCGCCTGTATTTAAGATGAGGTCAAACTTCTCCCGCTTTACTAACTTAATGAGATTCTTTACAGCTGCTTCATGATGAAAAGGTATCTGAAGGTCGCTGATAATTAAATATCTCGCTTTAGTCATCGTCCTCATCTTCGTAGTTGCCGAACTTCTCTGGATCGACAGGGTCAGGCAATATCCATGCAGGATAAGACTGAGGCTCAGTAATCATAAACAAGGCTATATCTTCTTTGAAGCCTGCCCTTTTAAGACTGCAAAAATACTCATAAACTCCAATGCAGTAAGCATCGAGAGCTGAGTAACCTTGATCCTCTAAAGCCTTAGTTGCTTTTCTTGCCATAGCAGAATGTTACCTGTCTAGTAAGATGTTATAGATTTCATCGACTCGTGTGTTGAGTCTTTTAATCTCAGACAACAAGTGGGTAATCACATAACCAGCAAGACCCCCAATGACTCCAAGAGTTGCTAGATAAAAAGTAAAAAAGTCCTGCTGCGTCACTTCTTGATTCCCATAGCGGGATCATTAACATTGAGATAGCGCATAACTGGTGGAAGGATAGAAGCAACACCTGCTGCAATAAGAGCCTTAGGGTCTGTGACCCCAGCAGCTGCCATTGAGATTACTGCTACTAAGAAGGCTCTAGCCCAAGAACCTGCTGCTGTCTTTAGTTCATTCATTATTCTCCGCCTAACATAGGTATCTGAAAAAACTCACCCAGTAAGTCAGCTTCTTTTTTAAAGCTGACATGCATGTGGTGAAGGTGTTTGTTAGCCCCTGTGTATTTGCGCCATTTCCAGTTAAGGACGGGAGACGCAATCCTGCCGTTAAAAATAATGTACGAGATGCGCTTTTCTGCCTTAGACTTGCAACTGATTCGAAGCTGATCTGCAAGGTCTGGCATGATATGCGGTTTGACCCCTGCACCGAATAAATCTGCGTCAATGTCAATGGCACGAACCCAACCTTGCTCATCTGGATTATGATCAGACTTGCGAGCAGCGTGTCGGGTATCACCGACCCAACCATCCGATGCCCTGTCACGATCTGGGAAGGAATCATCTAACTGCTCTCTTAACTGAATAGCAGCTTTAGATAATTTTGGCTTCATGAGCAATTATCTTAGTCAAGTGTTCCACTATGAAAGCAGTAACTTTGCTTCATCGGCAGTTATGCCTAATTTGGCTAATAATGTTGCTTTGTCTGCTTGCACTGCTGCCAATTCATCTTCCAATGCAATCTGCGTTAAACGCATTTCAGCCCAATCAGAACAAGCCTTTTCATAATCCTGACCAACTAACTCAATAGTTTCGTCATTGACTGTTTGAAACATCTGTGGATTTTCAGCCTTGCATTGTGCAATTAAATCATTTTTTGTCATTATTATGCCTTCCTGTACCAGAATGTGACACCGTAACTGTCACCATTTGCCATTGTGTATGGGAAACCAGCGTTAATGCTGTTCATTCTTACTCTGTCTGGACTTGTTACCGCGTAAGTGTAACGAATTTCCATTGTTGTCGTTGAGTTCATAGCCAACCCACACCAAACTTGAGCCTGACCAGCCTTTGAGATAATACCAGTGCCCCAATTTAATACAGTTGTGTGAACACCAGTAACTGGCAAACTGAAAATTGCGTCACCTGCCTGTGAAGTTGTGCTGCCCCATTCTAGTTTCAAGATGCCATAAACTAAACTTCCTACTTCTGCGTATTGTGCAGTAACTGTTCCGTTACCTACTGTCACACCTGTCCAAGTTGGTGTCCAAGCAGCGAAAGTGCCACCAGCAGATGCAGTAGCCCATTTCAAACCTGTTGAAGTGGAACTATCCGCCACGAGTGTTTGACCGTTTGTGCCTACTGCTAGGCGGGCTGGGGTGTCTGCTGCCGTTGCAGTAATTAGGTCGCCTTTAGCATCTAAAATTACGAGAGGGTCAATCGCAACCCATGAGAAATCCATGTCTGTGCCAGATGCCTTAGCAAGCACCTGACCTGTTGTGCCACCTTTAAGATCAACTAAAGATGCATCGATTGAATCGCCTAGGGTCTCAATGGCTACTGCGCCATCCTTGACCAAGTCAGTGCTTGTTGGCACAGCCCAACCAAAATTAGGGGTTGTTGTTGCCATTAGTTTATTACTCCGATCGCTTTAGACCACACTAGTGTAGCATTTACGCCACTCCAGAGGGTATTGGTTGGGATTACTGTCGCCCATGTTGGGGCAATAAGTGAAAAGTCTGTAGGTGAGACATAAATAGTTGCATCAACATAAGTTGGTGTAGCTGCAAGTGAAATGCCCTCTACAAAGCCTGAGAAGTACCCCTCGAACATGTTAAAAGGTAGGTTAGTAATAACTACTGGCTCGCCAAAAAACAGGTTGATAAGGTCGTCTAGTTGAGCAGATGGCATTGTTGGGTTATCGAGTCTAAAAGTGATCTGGTCAAGCTGTGTTCTAGGTGTCGAGCGCAAGGCTAAGTCTCGCTCTACAATATCCTCGACATCTGCAAGATAACGGATATTGGAGTCGTAGCTCTTTTGATAGCGACCATAGGTAGTAATTGAAGCATCGTCTGTAGCTGAGTAGGTGTGGTTGTAGTCATTGCCATATCGCACAATTTCACTGTTACGAATCTTGCCAATTTGTAGAATGGACTTAACGCTGGATGGAGTTGCGTAATTTGCGTCTAATTGGGTTGAGCCATTAGCCGCTAAGTAGGTGCTTCTATGATCCGCATCGGCATAGGAGATTCGCCCCTGTTTGTCCTCGTACAGCGTTCCGAGTGCGCTATCGGCTATCTGCGTGACTAAGGTCTGCGTGTTGCGCTCTGATGCACTGAGATTATCCATCTGATATAGCCCAGCATCGATTTCGCCTAAGCCGACATTTTCTGCATTAGCCCATGTAGTTGTTGGGTCGTAATCAACCCACTGAAGGGCAGGTGCTACTTCTTGCCATTGATTGACCAATAAATCTTCTAAAATGATAGAAATCTGCTCACCATCTAGGTCATGAGCTACTGATGCTGTGTATATGGCTTTAGGCAATTTAGCCAAAGCACCTACTGCAAGAATTGAACCAACAGTAACAAAGCCAGTTTCTTCTGGGCTTCTAACTGAAGTTCTGAAATCTGAAACTGTGCCACCAAATACAGGCACATATACACCAGCACTGTCTTTAAGTTCTAGGGTTAGGGAATCTGTTACATCAATGTCAAAGAGAGCATTGGTTGCGTTGATAATGTCCATGCGGGCATAACCTGCTTGACACTGCCGATCAATATCAATACGACCAGTAGTGACATTAACTGAGGTTACATTGGTATAAACAGTAGTGCCTACTGTAATGCGCCATTCTGGAAGCCATGTCATATTGGTAGAAGCAGACTCGATGTTCCACGCTGGACAGCTTGGCGAATGACATCTTCAACAGCGCGGGCTATTGTTTCTGGGTCTCCAATACCTGTATTGACATTTGTGTTAATGGTTACGCCTGCTGGCAGTTGATTACCTGTACCAGTTTTGCCTAACCCAACTGTTGATGGCATTGATGTTGTAGCCCCGCCAGTAGATGTAATGCCCAAAGATGCGTTAGTTGCACCTGCAAATGGTACAAACCCGCCAAGTGCTGCTCTTTGTGATGCACCTAAAGCATTGAATGCAGAAGCTGCTGAACCAGCAAAAGACTTGAAATAACCTTCGAGTGTATCTAATTGCTGTTTGACAGACATAAAGTTAAAGTTCTTAAAAATATCATCTAATGGCTTAATGCCTGCAAGGGTGCTTACTAACTTCTCAGTATTCTTCTGAGCATCGTCAAGCAGCTTTGTGTATTTTTCAATCTGGCTAATGTTTTCAGATTCAATAGCCTGCATGAGCTTGAGACGAATACGATCTTCTTCCGAAATCTTGCCCTTGAGAGCAGCCTCAATCTGAATCTTCTGGATGTCAAAGATTGACTTGGCCTTAGCCAATTTTAACTGTGCAGTGTTAATTTTAAGATTTTCTTTGGCAATCTTGTTTTCAGTAGTTGCTGTTGATTTATTAAGGTTAGAGCCAGATTGGATGGGTTTTTTAGAAGGTGTGCTTAAAGTGACTCCAATTTGTTTGCCAGCAAAACCAAAAAAGATACTTTTACCAAGATCTTTAACATTTTTAATAAGTGATGGAATGGCTCCTATAGCAGTACCAGCAGCTAGGGTTACTTTGTTAAAGCCACCCGCAAGTGTTTCCAAGAAGATTGTGGCATCGCTTGCTTCTGTTCCACCGCTTGCGCGAGATAAAGCATCAACAAAGCCTTTACCAATAAGTTCATTAGCTTTTCCTGTTGCAGTACTTAAAACATCCATTTTGTAAGAAGTTGTAGTTAGGTAATCTTCTGCTGCTCCAGCTGATCTCTTTAGAATAACTGACAAGATTTCATTGAATGACAGTGTCGTAAGTTCAGCCTTTGTCAAACCTGAGTTGTATTTGACTAGACCTCTAGTAACTCCTACATAACCTTTACCCAAATCCTGTGTAACTGTGGCTAAATCAATGCCAGACGCTCGGCTGATAGTAATTGCATCATTAAGAAGTTTCTGGGATTGGGTTAATGAGCCAGTAGTGGTAAGCAAACCCTGAAACGCTGGACGCAGAATGTCGTCCGCAATTGCCGCTGAAGTTTCTAATTTATCAATGTAGTCAGCAATGGCAGGATTAGCGAAGCCAATGCCTAGATTCTCTACTGCTCGGTTAAGTCTAAGGGCTGCTGCCTCATCCGCTGCAAATGCTTTTACTGCTGTCTTGCTAAATTGGACTAATGCCGTTGCGCCAAATGCAATACCAAATGTGCCTGCAAGTTTCTTGACATTGCTATTGAGTTTTCCTACAGCAGTATCGGCTTGCTTAAAGGCTTTATTGCCAGTGTATTCAGCTGCTAAGTTAATGACTACTGATGGATCAACTGCCATTATTTAACTCCCATAGCGTCATAGAACTTTAATTTAGAGTTCTCAATAGCTTTAATAACTGCTGCGTTAGTCTGCCCGCCATCTTCTTTCCATGCTCTAAAGATTGCGCGACCCTTCATCTTGCGTGATCTACGACCTGCGCCTGTCTGGTTATTGGCATCTACTATCTGCCCATAATTATTCATCGCTTCGATAAATTGCGCACCTGCTTGCGGGTTATTGCTTTTAGATTGATTCTTAGTGCCAGAACGAATCATCTTGCCATAGTTGGCTTGACTCTCACGCACAACTTTAGCCATAGGAGCCTGCTCGCGACCATTAGGATTCTTGCGACCAGCAGTCTCATAAATAGCACCAGCAGCAGAAGCATTAACAATGCGAGCTAGTGCTCTGAAGCCTTGCTTATTAGGTCTAGATGGTGTGGTCTTATATCCAATACCGCGCTTGGCTTTTCCTGTATTCCAAATACGATCACTGCCCCAAGCTGTTGAACTACTTTTAGCCCATCCACTCAGAGGAGCCTGTGAAGGGATAAATCCTCTAGCTTTATTAGTAATCGGCTTAAGAAGATTGCCTAACTCTTTTTGAGTTTCTCTAGCTAAGTCTGGAGCAAAGTTTTTTAGAGCCTTACGGAGTGCGATTGCGCCCTTTACTTCTGTTGGCATCGCTTATCTCCTTTGCTTCATCTTTAAGACCGTACAACAAGGCTTGAAGCATTATTGGGTCTAAATCTAATAACTGCTGTGGCGCGATTCCCAATCTAATGCTCAAGCGAGCTATTAAATAGGTGAATGGATAATCGCGCTT